GCAGCTTCTAGCTGTTTAGTACCAACACGTTCAAAGGCGGTAGTCTCAATTTTGGCTTGCTCGGCAAACCAAGCTCGTTTCTTTCTTTGATGGATATCCATCAAATGGGGAAACCTTGAGGCTACCTCCTCATAAGTTAGATTATCTAACTTACAGAAGAAATCCATCTCAGTTATAGAATCCTTGTAGGATCTATACAGGATGTTCTCTTCCATTAAGTTTGTTAGCCCAGCCATAACTTCTTTGAAGTATGTTGGTCTCTCAAACTCTTGAATGGCATCAGATAATCTGATGTAACCATTCATCTTTGCCATTTTAATTATGGCCATTGACCTTTGGTTACTCCAAGTTTCCAGGTCAATGCCGAGGTACACCCGTAGATCTTCTTGGGTGCGAATTGTATCCTCCATCATGTTGAACATGGTGGAGACCTCTGCTTCTGCGACAGTCCTCATGGTTTCACCACGGTAGGTCGCGTTGGCAGAAAAGAGCCAAAGTGCTCTTCTCTCGCCTTCTGTTGCTGTCCCTTTAATCACCTTAGAGATGGTTAAATGCACGATTTCTGGGAGTAGCTTAAAGCTTTCCAGAAAAGTAAATGGACCCCTACTTCCTTTAGGAAGAGGAAGGCCAAGTCCACCAAGAAAGGGTGGCAAGTAGACCATGGGATTTTCCCATGGAAGGAACATGTTAAACCTGAACCTGAATCTACTGTAGGCTAAGTCTTTAAAAGACTCAAACCCTTCAGGGAGCCAATTCAGTTTCTTAAAGAACTGTCTTGCTTTCCCTAAAGCGGGATTCTTTTCATCTCGCACCATAGTAACTATGCTGCAAGGTGAAAGAAGCCGTATTTTTACGGCATCTATATGAACAGTATGCTCATAGGACACCTGCGAAAACGCTTGATCGGCTCCATGGAACTTTAAGTTCCAAAGTTTAACGATCATTTCTTCAGTGAAGTAGAGCCCAATCTTAGATTCGAAACTCTTTTCTTCGCTGATTACTGAACCAGCCTTGGTAAGTTCACTTTTGATACCTCTAAGGTACTCAAGTGGACCTATACCTGCATGGTCATCCCCTGCCGATGCGAAGCATCTCCAGGAGGATTTAGGGTATGGATCACTACCTTTAAGGTAGTTATACAACCCTTCTGAGTCAACTTTAAGTTGATACTTTAGGTACGCAATTTCCTCAGCTACAACCATGTGTAGTGTGAGGGCTCCTTTCGTACCAGGGTCGCCCATCAATGATCCTCGGACTGTTTGACAGCCAAGGTAATCATAGTTGAACTTCCCTTCGCAACGGTCTATGACCCTAGGACTACACAGTAGTCTTATTGCAATCCGCGTATAGCGGTTAGAAGATCCTACTCCTTCGAGGAAACCTGTAAGGTGAGCCTCGTTGTAGTCATA